GTGGATGTTGTCGAATTTATCCCTGTTCTAGGGGATGACTTACTGGCGCGTGTTAAAGCTTTGGACGAGAAGTACCACTTCAAACAAGGCTGCGTGGACTTATTCCCTGAGCAAACTCTGGCCAAACAGCTCTTTGATGCAACAAATGGTCGCATTATCCCTGTCCATTATACTGGCACTGTTGAGATTGCTGATAAAATTGAGACGCGCAAAACCTTACAAGTGGATAGAACAAACCACTTAGATAGTTTGGCTAACCTTGTACGCGACGGCCTGATTACCTTCCACAACTATGGTCAACAGAAAGAGGTTATTAAATCTCATCTGCGCGACATGGTTCGGGAGAAAATGGGGGAGAAAACGCCTGTTTGGCGTAAATTAACTGGCCATGACCATTACTTCCATAGCCTTGCCTATTTATCGACTAGCGTGAAATTTTACCGTGGGGAGTTTGTAGGCCACAAGACAGAGGAAGCGAGAACGGTTTTGGCTTATGGTGCCATTAACCTCGGTGGCCAGAGTCGGGCGAATCTGTGGGGACATCAAAGCAGGGCTTATTAAGATTGCTTTCTCTCTGCTATACTCCAACCTAATTAACAAATTTTGTACAAGAGGCGTAACCTCATGGCGACTAGCTTAACAAGCAAACTGGGTCAGATTCTTCTGCCTAAGAAGACTCCAAGCCCACAGGGGGTGAGTAATTCGCCTACTTTCCAGAGTAATAACTCGGCGAACGTGTTAACAGTTCCCACTTATCGTGACCATTTGACGGATATTTTCACGACTCGTTCGGCTGATGATGCTAATACATTGTTGCAGAATTTACTTGTGAACGATCCTGATGCTTCTGCTGCCGTTAATGCTTATCTAACTACAGCCGACACCAAACCAGTTATGTACGTGAAGGATATAAACGACAAAATTGACCGAAATGGTCAGAAGGTTTTGAACGCCATTCTTGATACGTTGACGACTCGTTATGACTACAACACCGTTGGTTTTCAATATAAACCGACGTTACGGGCGATGGCCGAGGAGCTGAGGTACATGCTACTGCTGCGAGGCATGTTGGTTGCGGAAGCCATTGTAAGTAAAGAAGGAATCTTTGAAGCTATCAGGCTAATCGACCCAATCAGCTTACAATGGTTCGAGAAGACCAATGGTCGCTTGACCCCCGAACAGGTGCCATCAGGCGGAGGTAATAACATCTCGCTGGATGTCGTTTCCGTGTTCGTTTCTTACTACAGGCAGGACCCAACTAAGGCTTATTCTAACTCTCCTTTCGTCTCCGCAATAAATACGATAGCTGCGCGTCAACGTATTATCAATGACTTATACCGCATTATGTTAATAACTGGCTACCCCCGTTTGGACATTGAAGTATTAGAAGATGTTGTTGTTAAGAATGCCCCTCTGGACATCAAAGGTGACTCTGTAAAACTTACGCAGTATATAAACAACACCATTACTTCAATAACTAATACAGTGAGTAATCTTCGGGCCGATCAAGCATTTGTTCACACCGACAGCATTAAGGCTGACATGGTAAACACAAAATCGGCTGGTATGACTTTAGACATTCAACCAATTATTAAAACCCTAAATGCCCAAAATCAAGCAGGTTTGCGTGTGATGGCTACTACTTTAGGTCGAGGAGAAGCGGGTGTAAATACTGCTTCAATCGAGGCGTTGCTATTCGCCAAAAACGCTGAAGCGTTAAACCAACCTATTGCTGAGTTATGGCAGCAGATATTTACTTTTATTCTGCGTTTGACAGGAAGTACCTCTCGGGTTGTTGTTAAATTTGAACCCGTAGAAATGCGCCCAGCAACGGAACTATGGGCGCAAAAGGTACTGCAACAATCCTTCTTGCAAAAGGAACTGAGCTTGGGTTCGATAACTGACGACGACTACCACCTAGAGTTATTCGGCCACATACGGCCTGATGAGGCCCCGATACTTAGTGGCTCAGGGTTTATGGAGAAATCGGTAGTAGATGCTGGGGGTATTAGTCCCAATCAAGATGCAACGGGAAGATCGGTAAGCTCTTCGGCTGATAAGTCAGCGAAGAGCAACAGTGTGAAAAAGTAAGGTTTTCGCGCTAAAGAAAAAGCCTCCTTTCGGAGGCTTTTTGCTGTCGGTTTATAAGAAAGTATCTGGGTTCGACTCCGTACATCTCTATAGTCTAAGAATTAGTATCGAACTTGAACTAACACTGGTTCTTTGATACCCTTTCCTTTGTCAACTTCAATAGGATTAGAGTATGTTTTATACAGTTTACAGAGTAACTCATATCTCATCAGGTAAAGTTTACGTTGGAGCGCATAAAACCCTCGATTTAAACGATGGCTATTTAGGCTCTGGTTTACTAATTCGTAAGGCTATTGCAAAGTACGGGCCTCAAGATTTTCGAAAAGAGTATTTGGCCATCTTTACCAGTTCAGAGGATATGTTCACTATGGAGGCTACTCTTGTGGATGAGGTCTTTATAGCAAGGGAAGACACCTATAATCTCAGACTAGGGGGCAGCGGGGGTTTCGACTACGTTAATCAAAACCTATCCCCTGAGGCTAGATTGAGGATTGTTAAACTGGCTTACGTCCCACATAGAAAAAGTATTCTTGCAAAGTACGGGGTGGACAACATCAATAAAATCTTAGGTGTAAGAGAGAAAATTAGCCGCGCTATTAAGCAAAGGCACGCAGATGGGCTTATGAGTACAGAGGGCCTCTTAAAAACACACACTGAGGAGACTAAGAGAAAAATAGGGTTGAAGAATGCCGTATATCAGAGGGGAGTTTCTAACTCCCAATACGGGAGTATGTGGGTTTACAACACTTCTACCTTTGAGAGTAAAAAAATACTCAAAGATGAACCTATCCCCGAAGGCTGGGTTAAAGGTCGAAGGATGAAACTGGGAGGAGCAGACGGCTAGAGAATTGAACTCCACACAGCAAGTTTTGGAGACTCGCTCGCCACCTTGGAACATGGCCGCCTAAGTAAACTACCCACTTCTTCTCGGCAACGGCAAGTGGTCAACCATCATGTCAAAGGCTCTTCAGCCCTGCCTTCTTCCTTTTGGCTACAACCTACACCCACCTATGGAGTATCTTCAGGTCTTGGTAGTTAGCACTATAGCGAGGAGGCCGCGCTGTATTGAAAGATTACCAAAGGTATTAAACCTTGTCTGTAATCATTTGTAACTTTTACAACTTCGCTATCACTTCTTTCAGATGTTCGTAATTTCTAATCATTCCAAGCTTTAGGAAGCCACAAAGGTCTTTCTCAATCTTTGCCCGTTTCTCTAGTTGGTTAAAAGTGGCTGTGTTCCAAACCTCCTCACCATTTAGAATCTTCGCCTTTAGCTGTCGAGCGACTTGAATAAAAATACCTGTGTTCTCTTTACCTTCACGTTCGGGCAAGTAGGCATCAATGGCTATGTTGAGATTGATAAACTCATCACCACTATCTTCGCGCCATTGGAGAATACGGCCTTCCACAAAGGTTTTGTACATCTGGTGTTTAAAGTTCGGGTCTAAACGAGCTGCGGCATCTAAAAGAATGTAGAGGTGTGCCCAAGTACCCCCGCCCTTACCCCGCTTAGTTTTAATTAGCGGAGATGTGATTGTGTGGGTGAGCACTGAATTAACAGTTTCATAATCCGTGGAATCCGCGGATTCAAAACCTAGGTCTCTTTCTACGACTTGGATATACTCTAAGGTTTCGGGGCTTCTCAACCAGTTGCTCATGTCTAGTTCAGGTAGATTACGCATCTTGCGGTAAGCATTACCTATTTTCCAAACTTCAGTTAGGCTTCCCACCATTGTTTTATGTTCAATCGGCAAAACATGGTCGCCGATTCGTACTTGCATCAACTGATTAGTTTTCATTAACTATCTTCTCTATATAAGTTAGGAGTCTGCATTCTAGTTCTTATTTAAACCTTCGTCAACACGTTTTCACAATACATTTGCAAACCTACCCTCGTTATAGTAATCTTTACACATCTACAAAATTCATACGAAAAGTGCTATGAAACGCATTGAATTAACGGAAAGAATCAAATCTTTTATCACAGCTTCTGTGGGGGATACGATCGACTACGAGAAGATTGCCGCTTTTGAGGCAACCGCCGTTACGTCTCTGCCTCTCAATAAACGCGGTTCAGTGTTTGATCGTGGGCAGATTACTGCTGAGACTTTCATTGAAGCAGCTAACCTTATCAATACAGGTACTTTTGTACCCCTTCACACGTTGCATGAACAAGGTTACGAAATTCCTGTAGGCCGTTTATTCTACGGTGAACACGTTAAGTCGAATCAAGGTACTGACGAGCTTCGTGTGTTGTTCTTTGTTGATGGTACAAGTCCTGACTTAATTAGTCGCCTTGATACAGGTGTCATCGAAGAGGTCAGCGTAGGTATGCAGTTTAAGCGTTTGCTTTGCTCTACCTGTAACATTGACTTGATGGAAGACAATGAGTCTATTTGGTCACAGACCTGTAAGAACGGTCACGTCATGGGCATGGGTTCAAACCATGTGAAACCAGACGGTGTTGCCAATTTCCGTGAGATGAGCTTAGTTTCCAAAGGTGCCAGTAATGGTGCGAAGGTTCTTGGCGCACAAAAACGCTTACTCGCTTCCGCTTATTACAAAGATGGCTCCGCTTTAGCGGCCTCTTTAAAAGACCCCGAATTTATGCTTTTTGGTTCTCCCACTAAGCTTGCTGAGGAAGACCCTATGTTGATTGCTGAGTTACAAGCCAAACTAGCTAAGGCTGAAGGCGACCTGACTTTGACAGCTACAGCTAAAACTGAAGCCGAAGGTAAAGTTGCTACTCTTGAAGCAGCTAAAGTTACTCTCGAAGCTGACAAAGTTGCTCTTGAAGCTGCTAAGACTGAAGCCGAAGGTAAAGTTGCTGTTTTAGAAGCAGCCAAGGCTGAAGCTGAAGGCAAAGTTGCTGGTTTAGAAGCTGCTAAGACTGAAGCTGAAGGTAAAGTTGCTACGCTTGAAGCTGCCAAGACTGAAGTTGAAGGCAAGTTGACTGCCGCTGAAACTGAGGTAGCTACCTTAAAAGCTGCTCAAACTGCCACGCTTACTCAGCGACCATTTAAGCTTCCTATGGGTGGCGTAGCCAATTTGAACACTACGACTACCGATAGCGAAAAACCAAACACTGTTACGACTGGCTCTACGGCCTTTCGGACACCCAAGTAACTTTGTAAACTAAACCCCCACTAGGAGACAACGCGATGACAGAAATCGCATCAGGTGGCGTGACCCTCGTGGGCATTCCCCAACAAGACTTCCGCTTCACTTTCCGCTTAACAGCGGGTATGGTTGCTGCGGATATTGG